AACGTAAAGGTATACTGATGGACCCGATTAGCGCGATGGCTACCGCATCTGCCGCATTTGGAGCGATAAAGAAGGGGTTCCAAGTAGGCCGTGATATTGAGTCGATGGCGTCTGACCTGTCTCGTTGGATGGGTGCTATGTCCGACTTGGACATGCTGGAGAAAGAAGCTAAAAATCCGCCTATATTTAAAAAGCTGTTTGCTGGCAAGTCTGTAGAACAAGAGGCGATGGAAACATTCGCTGCTAAACAAAAAGCAGAGGCACAACGCAGAGAGTTACAACAGTGGATTGGCCTGACTATGGGTAAGTCTAAGTGGGACGAACTCGTTCGTATGGAAGGGTCAATTAGAAAATCTCGCCAAGAAACCCTGTACAAACAAAGACAACGCCGTCGTAAGTTTGTAGAGGTTGTAGCGTGGATAGTCATGGGTACGTTTGGTGTAGGTCTTCTTTTTGGTTTTGTTTTGTTTCTCAAGGGGATAGCTGCCAACGCAGAAACGTGGCCTGAGTATGTAACATGCAGATTAAAAGGCTGTAGCAACATAGATGGACAAAGGCTCTGTATATATCATGGTCCTAACAATACAGTAGATAGTGTTTGGATCGATATGGGTGAATACTACCCACGAGAGATAGAGTGTAAGTATGATCCTAAGAACGAAAAACCACCTACCTTACGTGAAACATTCGAAGCAATAGAAAAGTCAAGAAAATAATTCTTGCCAATAACAGTATAAAGGTGTATAATGTTGTACGAGGATGATACTATGAAACGTCTTGCTTATGAAGCACTTAAACACAAGTATGAGGCTCAGAAGAAAGATGCGCTGTTTGTCTACACTAATTACACAAAAAACCCGGCGGCTATCGGTGAACATCCGGATCTGTTGGAGGAGATGGACAAGGCGGTCATTAGTTGGGCGGATGCTCAAGACAAGCTTGATGCACTTGAAGATCTTGATAGCAAAGCTTAACGGATATTGAGATGACATTCCTAGAACTTATAAATGCTGTGCTGAGAGAGATAAATGAAGTGGAAATCACTACAGTCTCCTCGACACGAGGCATTCAAACATCAGTCAAGGACTTCATCAACAAGTCGCAAAGAGACATTATCAATTCCGAAGTTGAGTGGCCCTTCACTGTTGTTAGTCAATCTTTTACGACTACTGCAGGAACAGCAGAATACTCACGAGAGTCAGACGCAAAGACGGTTGACTATGATAGTTTTACTGTACAAGAGTCGGCATCAACAGCAGAGAAAAAATTAAGATACCTTTCGTTCAATGAATATTTGGATCGACGTAACGAGGCCGATACAAACCCCGACACAGGGTCACGTGCTTTACCAGAGTTTATATACAAAACACCAGATCAAAAGCTTGGTTTGTCTCCTGTGCCTGATGTGTCCACCTACACCGTCAGGTATTACTATTATAAGACAGTGAGTGACATGTCTGCAAATACAGACACACCTACCATTCCAGAACGCTTTCACGATGTAATCGTAAATCGTGCTCGTTACTACACACACATGCTTCGTTCAGATGTGCAATTCTCACAGCTTGCTCTTCGTGATTACACGGAGGGCTTGTCTCGTATGCGTATTGAGTTGATCAATCGTAAGGATTACATGAGGGCCGTTTAATGCCAGATACTTCACTACTTAGTCCGTTTGTTGTGAAGTTAGGCGGTGGCTTGGTTCTTGACAAGGATGCCTTCACTCTGCCTCCCGGCGCAGCTACACAGTTGCAAAACTTTGAACCTGACATCAATGGCGGCTACCGTCGCATCAATGGGTTCGCTAAGTTTAATTCTAACATCGTGCCTCAGACTAGTGCATCTACCGAAAAAGTTCTTGGTGTACATATCTACAAAGATCAGGTCATTGCTGCACGGGGCACTAAAGTATTTAAGGGTGGTGCAACCGGATCGTGGACAGAAATAGACACGGGTCGCACGAGTGCTGGACGATACAACTTTGTTAATATTAACTTCGATGGAACAGATAAAGTTATATATGTAGACGGTGCAAACTTAGCATCTGTATTTAACAACAGCAGTGTTGCAGATGTAAGTGCTAGTGGTAGACCAGCAGATCCTCAGTTTGTAGAGGTGTTTCGTAGTCACGTATTTTATGCGGGTATGTCCTCTAGTCCACAAGAACTTATATTTAGTGTGCCATTCGATGAGGATGATTTTACTTCTGGTAGTGGTGCAGGATCGATCAAAGTTGATGGTATCATCAAGGGCATCAAAGTCTTCCGTGAAAACTTGTTTGTATTTTGCGAAGACTCTATATTTAAGATTACAGGTTCAAGTCTGTCGGATTTTGCAGTCGTACCAGTTACACGTAAAATAGGATGTGTTGACGGGTTTAGCATCCAAGAGATATCGGGTGACATCGTATACTTAGCACCAGATGGATTACGTACAATTGCAGGCACAGAAAGAATCGGTGACGTTGAGCTTGGTACCGTGTCCAAACAAATACAGCCACGTTTGGACAGCGTAAACACAGATAGAATATCTTCTGTGGTTATACGTAGTAAAACACAGTATCGTTTGTTTTTCCCTGACGATGATGCCTCTACTGCACTACAAGCAAAAAGCCCCGGCATCATAGGCGTTATCAAGGCTGGCACAGAGGGAGGCATAGGCTGGGAATACGCTGATCTATCAGGAGTCAGACCAACGTCCGCAGCATCAGGATTTATCAGCGGAGTCGAAACGATCCTACACGGAGGATACGACGGCTACATTCACAAACAAGAAACAGGTAATACTTTCGACGGCACAAATATAAACGCAATATATCGTTCTCCAGACTACATAATGGGTGACCCCGGCGTTCGCAAACTGATGCAACGTATTATCTGGAACTACGATAACGAAGGTGCGGTGAACTCTAAGTTTCGTATTCGTTACGATTTCAACTCTTCTGACGTACCGCAACCTGCAGAATATGATTTAACTTCTGGTGCAGCAATAGCATTGTACGGTCTAGCTGCATCAACGTACGGCACTGCAGTGTACGGATCATCAGGCACACCGCTGGTAAGACAGAGCGTAGAAGGCGGAGGATTTACAGTAGCAGTACGCTTAGACGACACACAAGGAGCAGCCCCTATATCAGTAAAAGGCTACCAACTAGAATTTACACCGGGGGGCAGGAGATAACACATGGCAGGATACACTAGGCAGTCTTCGTACTCTGATGGCGATACGATCACCGCCGCACACAGTAACAACGAATTTGATCAGGTACTTGCTGCGTTCGTCAACACTAGTGGTCACAAGCACGATGGCACGGCTGCAGAAGGTCCGGTCATTGGCCTCATAGGTGATCCCGGAGTTACCACGCCCCTCAACAAAGTTGTTGTTGATAATACAAACAATCGCGTAGGTGTATTTGTGGACGCGGGTGGCGCAGGTTCTACCGTCGAACAAATACGTTTTCAAGACGGAGCAATCGTACCCGTTACAGACAACGACATTGACTTAGGCACAAGTTCTCTAGAATTTAAAGATTTGTACATTGACGGTACGGCTCACGTAGACGCCATCAACTTCAACGGCACAGCTATCACGGCTACTGCTGCTGAGTTGAATATCATGGACGGCGTTACGTCTACCGCTGCAGAATTAAATATCTTAGATGGTGTAACATCTACCGCTGCTGAACTGAACATCATGGATGGTGGAACGTCCGCTACATCAACCACGCTTGCTGATGCTGACCGCGTTGTTGTAAATGATAACGGCACGATGGTGCAGGTTGCACTAACTGACTTCGAAACGTACTTCGAAAGCGCACTCGACACTCTATCCAACGTGACCACAGTGGGTGCCCTAAACTCTGGATCTATCACCAGTGGTTTCGGTAACATTGACAACGGCTCGTCCACCATCACAACCACTGGTTTGATTACGGGTGGCTCCCTTGATATAGATGATGTTGTAATCAATGGTAGCACTATCGGTCACACAGATGACACTGATCTCATCACGGTTGCGGATGGCATCGTCACAGTTGCTGGTGAAATATCTGTAACCACACTTGACATTGGTGGCACAAACGTCACCTCTACAGCAGCAGAACTCAACATTCTTGACGGTGTAACTTCGACTGCTGCTGAGTTGAATATCTTGGATGGTGTAACGTCTACTGCCGCTGAACTCAACATTCTTGATGGTGTGACTGCCACAGCAGCCGAAATTAATATTATCGACGGTGATACGTCCGCTACTTCAACTACACTCGCTGCTGCAGATCGCGTTATCGTCAACGACAACGGCACCATGAAACAAGTTGCCCTGTCTGACTTCGAAACATTCTTTGAGTCTGCTCTCGACACAACATCGAATATTACCACTGTTGGTGCGCTCGACTCTGGTTCTATCACAAGCGGATTCGGCAATATAGATACTGGCTCCTCCACAATCACAACTACAGGTTTGATTACTGGTGGGTCACTCGACATAGACGATGTTGTTATCAACGGCACCACTATAGGTCACACAGATGATACGGACCTGATGACAGTAGCAAACGGTGTATTGACCGTAGCTGGTGAAGTGTCGATGACGACGCTCGACATTGGCGGGACTAACGTAACATCAACTGCTGCAGAACTTAACATCCTCGACGGAGTTACATCTACAGCAGCAGAATTAAACATCCTAGATGGTGTGACCTCGACAGCATCGGAACTCAATATTCTCGACGGGGTCACTGCCACCGCAGCAGAACTCAACTACAGCGACACTGGCGCAGCGGTTGGCACAGTTGTAGCCAGCAAAGTTGTGACGGTTGACGCTAACAAAGACGTATCCAGCTTCCGTAATATTACCTTAACAGGGGAACTAGATGCTGGATCACTCGACGTTTCTGGCGATGCTGATATCGACGGGACACTAGAGGCGGATGCTATTACGGTCAACGGCACCGCTCTCAACACAGTAATCGCCAATGAGGCGACAGCCCTAGCCATTGCATTGGGCTAAAGGAGAAATAGATGGCTAACACATTCAAAGTTGTATCGCATGACGTTATGCCAGCCTCAAGCGGTACGCCAGAAGACCTTTACACCTGCCCCGGCAGCACTACAACTATTATCTTGGGCATGGTGCTTGCAAATGTACACACCAGCCAAGTCACAGTGAGTGTAAAGCTGGTCAGCACGACATCCGGTGGTGGACGTACAGCAACCAACACAACAACATTCTTGTTGAAAGATGCCCCACTACCTGTGGGTTCATCTCTTGAAATACTGTCCGGTAACAAAGTAGTCCTTGAAGCAAGCGACAAGATTCAGATTGACTGTTCTGTTGCTGACAAGGCCAGCATAACAATGAGCATCATGGAGATTACCTAATGCCGTATATTG